TCCAGAGCCTCCTCCTCCACCACCTCCAGCAATAATTAACATTTCTGCTGAATATATTTGTGTATCAGTAGATTCATCATCATCTGTAGGTGTCCAACCTTTTGTTGCACCTGAATAAACTATTCTTATATGTTGTCCATTTGTATAATAAACAGGGTTAGAAGTTCCACCTTGAAAATTTAAACTGTTTAAACTTAATGTAAGATTATTTGTTGCAAATGTTCTTGCATAATCAATAAATTCTATTGTATCTCCAACACTTGCTGATGCTGGAAGTGTAACAGTACAAGCATTTGATGTTGTATCAATCCAATAACCATTTCCAGCTACTGCTGATAAAGTTGTTCCTGTAACAATACTTGATTGCCAAGATGTACCTGTTTCAATTGTTGTAGATCCCCCTAAAGATACAGAAGATCCATTAATAGTAATAGATGAATTTGTTAATTTGTCGTTAGTAATTGAACCTGCTAATTTTGCATTTGTAACTGAACCATCAGCTAGAGTTAAAGTACCACTAGATGCATCAAATGTTGCACCTGCTGGGATAGTAATCGTATCACCAGATTCACCAAGAGTAATCTGTGTGCCAGATTGAGGTGCTATAGTATCGACTTCTAATTTACTCATTATATAATTACCAATGTTCCTGTTACGGTTTGTGTTCCAGTAATAGTTACTGGTCCTGCTAATACTCCTGAATCTAATGTTTGATCATCAGATAGAGTTGAATTATGTGTTACCACAAATGTTGTTGCGGTCATACCTGCTGACGGTGTTCTTGATGCTGGCAAAGTACAGAATACAGTTTTTGTTCCTGCAGAAAAATCAACCAATGCATCAGAGTTTGATGAAGAAATAATTGTGTCTCTAGATAAAGTATCAGTAGCGGCATCTGTTACCGTTCCAATACCAACTTCAAATTCATTTGTTCCATCGTTAGAGATAGCGTAGTAAGTTTGATTACCATCACCTACACCAGAAACAAAACTCTCGAAACCAATTTCAGCACCGGCTAAATCGAACGTACCTGTCCCTGTCGTAGTAGATGTTTCTTTTACTCTATCGTTGAGTGCAAATGCCATTACTATTTCCTTATATTATTACGCGTCGCCAAGTCTAATGATCGCATTAGATGAATCAGCAGTTGGAAACTGAATAACGAAATCACCGTTAGTTGCAGTTTTATCTCCGCCGAAATCTAAAACTAATACTGCTTCATTAGAAGTTCCTTTATAAATCAGAGCGCCTGCAGCTGTTAAAGTTACAGATGAAAAAGTCAAATCTGCAAAGTCAACGTATGCAATGTTACTTGATACTGCTACACCATTATTAGTTAAAGTATTTCCACCTGCAGTATAGTTTGTACCAGATGAAGAAACTTCATTAGTAGTTGTATAAGCAGTTGTAGAAGTACTGAAACCAGATAAGTCAGTGTAAAGTGCAAGTTTAAAAGTTGATCCACCAGAATCAAAATCAAACACGCCACCAAGTAGGTCTGTTTTAAAAGAGTCAGGTACTATATTAGCCATTTTTTATCTCCTTAGTATTTTGATGGTGATTCAGATTTAAGTGGTGTACGAAGGGCACCATCTTGCCATTCGTCCCGGCGTCTACGACCTTGTTGTTCGACCGCATACGTTTGTAAAGCTCTTTGATAAGATCCTTCATAGTATTGTAACATATCTGGAGGACCTTTCAAGTATCCATATGCTTCTACCAGAGAAGCGTATAAAAGTAAATCTTGATATTTATTAGATGTATAAGTACCTTGGGTGCTTCCAGGTGAAGCTGTAATTGAATCTGGTTGTTTTACATAAGCTAATGTAATTAAGTAAGTATCATCCGGAGTAGGTGCTACTACCCAATAATTTGCATCCCAATTACCATAATATTTAGGTAATCCTGATTGTGTTCCCGGTGTATTATAATATTCTGCCATAAAAGAAGTATCTCTTTTTTCTAAAAATACTTGATTACCAGATGAATCAGTCAATTGTGCATATCTTATAATTCTTAAATCAGATGGAATTGTAACATATCTATTTCCAGCTTGTAGATTTGAAGTAGCGTAAAATCTGTTATCATCAGAATCTGAATCTCTATAGATTCTATTTTCTGCATTTTTAATGATAGTAGTTAATACAGAAGTAGATAAAACATCACTATCAACTTCAGTGTAGTTTCGAATATCGTCTTGTAAATTTGTTAAAGTGTATGCCATTATGGTGTTAATGTTACTGGACCAGCGGTCGCAGTCATTCCTCCTGATTTTTCTGTTACTGTAGGAGTAGCTCCTAAAGTAAACGAATATTTATTACTATCAATTTTTGTTATAACATAACCTGATGCATTTTCAAACACTGTATATGGAACTCCACCGGGAGAACCATCAACATTTCTAAAAACTACAGTATCTGAAGTACTTCTTCCGTGTCCAGGTTCCGTAACCGTGATTGTTGTATTTCCTGACGTAATATCAAATGGATTACTAGGTAATAAACTTTCTGTAGCAGGTTCAGTTCTTGCTGGTCTTGCTTTTGGTAATCCTTGTCCATCTCCAGAATATCTAGTAGGTTCTAATTGCGGTTGTTTTGGTTCAAATTCTGAAACATGTACAAAAGAACCATTCCATTCTGTAACCATTTCTTGATACGGAAATTCCATGCCTGATCTATCAGAGATAGCTTTAGCATATTTACCTTTTGAAAAATTAGACATTTGGATAATAAGTTTTTGGTGTTATGTAAGAACTTGATGAAGAACCATCTTCAGTTAAAGCTCTATTGAGTTCATCTTCATATAACATTTTTAACATTTGAATTCTATCTGGTGCAAACTTAATACTTAAATAATAAGCAAGACCTGCAATCATACAAGGTACAAATCTATAAGGTACATCTGCATCATTTGTATAGGCTCCGGCATCCTGAATCCTGCTAACATAATAATAGTTTAAAAAGTTTCCGGCTTCAGAAGAACCTGGTGTTAGATATAAAGTAACTGTAATTTTATCTATAAATCTTTGTACAAAATATTGTGTAGGTTGACCTGTAGAAGTTTTATTAGAAAGACCTTGATACGTTGATCTATTAATTTTTGAAAGAGGTGTATCTATACTAGAAGAATTACGGTAGCTAGCTTCAAGAATATCATCTACTCCATAAATAGCAGTTGCATCTGAAGTTCCATCAGCAGTTGATCTATACATTGTATATTCTGCTTGACCATCAACTAATGTAATTGAATTATTACCAACTTCCCAATAGTGCAAACCTCTATTAGCCCATTCTTGAAACATGATATTTAAAGAACGTCTTGCACCTTTTAATTGATAACCTGAAACACCTTGTATACCAATTCTTTCATAAGACTCTTCTATAATATCGGATATAGAAAAACCTTTTTCAAAAGTTGTTGTTCCAGAAGTAGTATTAGCCATTTAGACCTCCTACTTGTCTATTAATACAGTAGCAGAAATATCAGCTCCGATTGCTGATGTAGTCATTCCACTTTCAAATAAAATTCCATCTTCTGGAATATTGAAAGCAAAAACATCACCCGCTGGACAGCTTGTTAAAAATTGTGTTACTCCACCTGATTGCAAAGTTATAGATTGAGTAGTTGTACCATCATTTTCTAAAATGATTCCTCTTAATCTAGTTCTTCCTGCAAATACAGATCCTGTAGCTGTAACTCTAATTGCTTTTACATCTGATTTCATATTTTATTTTCTCCGTTAAAATTAATGTGGACCCGAAGGTCCACATTAAATTATTTATTAAGCTGCTGCTATAGTAGCTCTTGTATCACATCTTTTCCAGTCAGAACCGTCGTAAAAAGCAAGAACTGCTGCTCCCGCTGCTCCGTCTGAGAAATATGCGATTTGTCCTTCAACACCATCTGGTGCTGTAGCAACTGTGTAAACATTTAATCCAACAACAGTATTAGTGTTCAGTGGACCTGAAAATGTAGTGTTTGCCATATTATCCTCCTAGTTAGTTTGACATAGTCTCTAGGCCGTCGACTATACTCGTCTATGCCAATTTATATTTGTATAGTGATAAGATTTATATACTAGATTTTAGTTGAGTGCAAGAGATCCCTAGGAATGATTAACGTTTCCAACGATGTATTAGTCCTAATTAACCAGCGTAAAGATGAATTTCACCATCTTTAGGATTGGTTCGGACTTGCTCTTCCTGTTGTCTGATGATTGATCGAATTACTGTTTTGATCTCATCACCAATAACAGACATTTCAGCGGTAATTTGTCCTTTGTTTTCAAGAAACAACTCGTTCCATCTAGACTCGAGTTTCAGTTTCTTCGCGAACAATACCATGTTGTCCTGAGCCATTATTAACCTCCTCATAGGTTATGTAAAAATCATTTGCACTACTATTGTACTGCAAATCATTTTGTTCCCATTTAATATCAGATTTTCCTAGAAAGTCAATAATAGGTTTATTTAGCTCATCAGCTGTATTTATTTCTTTATCGCTTTCGATTTCAAATTGTGTTTGAAGATGTTTTGTAAAAATTTTAACTAAGTATTTATTCATGGTTTTTTCTTTCTATATTTTAAATGAGGCGGGATTGTGTCCCGCCTCAAATTTATTAAGTATTATGCACCTTCAACGCCAAAGATACCTCTATAGTCAGAAACTCCAAAAGAGTATCTTTCTCTAGCTTTGTATCTTACGTTACCAGTATCAAA